ACGTGTGCTCTTCCGATCTGCCTTCGGTCCATACTTCGCCGCCGCATTGGCAATCGCACCCGTTTTTCCGCCCCCCATCGCCACTGAAGCCAACCCGGCAGCGCCCGCCACCGCCACCAACGCCCCCGTCGCCAACGTCCCCGCGCCGGTCAGCAGCGGATATTTGATCGCCATATCGGTAAACACCTTCGACACCGCGCCAATAGCCGGAGTCAACCCGTCCATCGCGCTCTTCTGTGCCGCATCCTTGGCCTGCTGAGCCGCCCGCACCTGAAAAGAAGACGTGCCGCTCATCACCTCATAGTTCACATCGTTCACACCAAGCTCGGTGCGGTTGCGCGAGATAGTAGAATCGACCCTGCCCACCACATCCTTGTTGCGCAACCCCATCAGCGCGCCCACCGCCTGCATATCCTGGAAATATTTTCCGATCACCCCGCCCTCGGAAAGCGACTTGATGGACTCCAGAATCTGCGCCTGTTCCCCTTTGTCTTTCGATTGGTTCAGCTTGGCGATAGCCGCCTTCAGGCGTGGATCGCGCTCGGCCTCGCTGTCGATAATGTTCTGCCACGCGCTCACAGCGTCCACACCCTTGAGCCGCTGGTTCATCATGTAGCTGGTCAAATCGCCGCGCCCGGCCTTGGCAAAGTCCGTGGCCGTGTCTTTGGATGCCAACTTCGCCAGCAGGTTTTTAACGTTGTTACCGGCCTCGTCCGTCGTGCCCGCCGTCAGCACGGCGGCTTGGTTCATGGTCAGCACCTTTTGCAGCCCATCCAACCCCTTCATGCCCGCGCGGCTGGCATCCGGCATCTGCTGCGACAACCAGCGCGCCATATCCTTGATCTCGAACCCGCCCGCCTGACCGGACGCGGTAATCATATTCAGCGCCGTCTTCAGCTCGCGGTCATCGGTCACCACCTTCTGCCCGACCAACACACTGGCGAGGTTAGCGATCTGCGCCGGATCGGCGTTCGCCCCACTGGCCGTGCGCATCACCGTCGGCAGAAAATCCAGTGAACGCTGATACCCCAGCGTCCCCTTGGCGATCATCGCATCAAGCGCCTCCGCAGCCTGCTCTCGCGTCCCGCCGCCAATGCCCGGCTGTGTGGATTTATTGATGGCCGTTTCCAGCGTCCCCATGCCCACCCGGCGACCCGACGCATCGCGCTCGGCATACGCCGTGTTCGCCATATTCGCCAGCCGCTCATCAAAACTCATTGCCGCCTTGGCCTGCCCGGACAAGTAATACCCCGCCGCAGCGCTACCGGCTGCAACCGTCATGCCAGTACGGATACGTGACTGCACCTTCTCGAAACGTGCCGCTTCCGTCGCCGCTTTTTGCTGCTCCTGCGTCAGCTTTCCCATCTCATTGGTCAGCCGGGTAACTCTCTCCCGTGCCTTGTCAGCCGCGCGCGCAAGCGTATCTCCGGTCACCTGGCCGGATGCTTCCAGCCGCTTATACGCAGCCTCAGTCAGTTGGATTTCGCGCTGGATAACGCGTTCGGAACGCACGCCCAAAACCTCGCGCGCGCGGGATAATTTCTCGTAACTGGAACGCTGGCGGGATGTAGAGGATTCTGTTTCGCCTGCCGCTTTCTTCGCCGCCGCCGCAGCAGCTTCTGCCACCTTCTTTGCAGCCTTCTCCGCCTCAGCAGTAGTCGCCTTTAACCCGGCGGTCGCACCGTCTTTGAACGTGATCTCTAACTCTGCTCTTACGGCTGGCTCAGACATTGAAAAAGCTCCAGTGGATTTCACTGGAGCTTATCAATGTCGTTACCCTAAAACAGCGCGGGAAACGTTTCCCGCTGTACCTACCCACCTTATCTGTTCCGTTCGCCCTGAGCCTATCGAAGGGTAGAACGGCACTCAACTACTCAAACTTCCGCCCCGACAACGCCGCCGCCATCTGCGCCCACATAAACAACTTCGGCAGTGGCCACGTCATCACAACAGCCTCGGGTTGATTCAGAACATGCATCACAAGCGCCGCCGCGAACGTGATGCGGATTACTTTTTTTCTGCCTCCACCTGCTCGGGTGTCTTATCCGGGAAAATATTCTTATCCAGAACGGCCTCGGCCTCATCATCCGCCATGATGTTTTCGCAGAATTGCTCCGCACGCCGGTAGTCCGAGCCGCGCAGTTGCTCAATCAACTTTTCATCTGTCCCGCTCATACTGGCGATCAACGCGATACGTTGCGCCACACCGCCGCGCCGGTCAAAGCTCAGGTAATCGGCTGCTGTGGTGTACTCGCGGAACGTCAGCTCCTCCACCTTGATCTTGCCAAATTCCAGCGGATGTTTAAGTGTCAGTTTCATGTCGGTTGCCCCTGTTGTTGGTTATAAAACGCCGCCTGCTGCGCCACCGTAGCCGCTTCGTCCCAGTCGTCACCTTTTGCATTGACGACCTGAAACGTGTTACCTGCCTCGTCGATGATGTGTGCCAGCAGCGGATTAAAGTTTTCTGGTATTAACATTCCGCCTCCTAGTATTTAGCCGCAAAATAAAAATCGGTTTGAGCCACCGCGCCGTTGACATAACGGACGCGAACGTGTGGTGCGATTAGCAAGACTCCTATGGCAGTTGAATAAGATAATGCTGCCAAAATAACTTTTCCCATCGGCTTCCAAGTCACACCAGCATCCATCGAATACTCCGAATAGAGCGTCCCAGCCGCCTCCGTTACGACCTGAAAAATCAGGAGAGCCATATCCTGATCGATCACAAATGCGGACGAAATAAAAGTCGCATTCGCAGCCAGCGGCGACGTGCTGAGCACGTGAAAATCTCCCGCTTGACCTGTATTGGATGTCAGCACAACACCCTGCGCCGTGATGCGCGGCTCCCCACTACCTCGTTCCCAAAACTTGCGCATGATTAACTGATCTGCTCAGAAGTGTTAGACATGAGGGTCAGCTTGTTCTCGCCATCGGCCACCCCCACAGGCTCGGCCGAACGAAAGGCGCGGCTCATCAAATGCACATGGCCGTCGCTCAAGCGCACCGTCACATCTTCGTCTTTGATCGCGTTCATCTTTGCCAAGTCAATCCCGCCCAGCATGTTGAGGCTGAGTTCCAACTTCGCCGGGGTACTCGATTCCGTCCAGCCACCGTCAGCGGCCAAGCGACCTGGCTTATGTTCGCGCTTCTCGCCACTGGGCGTAAACGTGCCCGGATTTGCCGCCAGCGGCAACTTGCCGATGGAAGGCACAGCCACCGATTGAATGTTGAGTAATTGCATGTTTGCATCCCTTTCAAATAGAGTTTAATACCCTCTCCCCAGCCCTCTCCCGCAAGCGGGAGAGGGAGTAGAAGTTAAACCGCCTTACGGAACTGGCTAATCCCCGCCAAAATGTAATACGGCGACAGCAACACCGGATCGTCGGCAAAGTTGAAGCGGCTCGGGTTTTGCGGATCCTGCTCCACCAGCAAATTCGCCTTGTAGTAGTCGTATTCCTGCACCCAGCCGTATTCCGCCATCAGCGTGTGCTGGTACAAACTCAGCAAATACGCGCGCACATCGTCCACCGTCGTGATGCGCAGCCCCGGCTTAAAGCCCTCGTTGCTCTTCGCCGCCGACGTGCCCGTGAAACGCTTGATCGCCCCCATGCGCTGCTCGTAACGGATGCGCTCCATCACCTCGGCAGTGTTGATGTCCAGAAACGCATCGTCCGCCGAGCCATCCGGGCGGAACTGGTACATCGACACCAGCCGCTTGATGCTGCAAGAGCCATCGCGCGCCACCTGCATGATCGACATGCCCTTGTAGAGCAAGCTGTTGGCGTTGGTGAAATCGTGGTACGACACCCCGATCATGCCCGGCAGCGGCACACCTTCCAGCGACTGCGTCGGGTTGGCGTAGAGTCGTGGTGCAGCCGCCGCGCAAACCATCGCCGCCGACTCCCACGTTGGGATCGGATTGATCTCCAGACTCAGTGTGCTGATGTGCTCGTAGTTCGTCGCTTCGCCGAACGCGGCAGCCGCATCGTAATCACCACGGAACGCAGCAAAGGCGCGGAAGCCCGCCTGAATCGGCGGCAAATAACGGCGCTGGCTTTCCGCGTGCCACGCGGCCAGTGTCACCGCATCGTTGATGCCAAGCGCGATATAGCGATACCAGCGATTGCCCAGCATGGCCGTCAAGTCGCCAGGCGCTGGGTCGCCGCTGCCGCCGGACATGGCGGTAATTGCGACAGTCAAACCGGCAGGGGTTTCCTCGCCATACAGCCCCAGCCGGATATCGATGTTGTCTCCGCACGTCCCCAGATGCTTCGCTGTCAGCGTCAAGATGCCGGACGCTCCGCCCACCACCCCGGCAGTTACCGGAATATCATCGCCCGCATCCGCGATGGCCTGCTGTGCTGCGAGTGCGATGCTGTCGCCGGTAGCGCCAGCGGCAATGATCGGCACATTGATTCGGCGACTTGCGATATACAACGCCAGCGTGCCATTGGCAGCAATGCCTGTATTGCCAAACTGAATCGACCCATTAGAACCAGCCTCTCCCACGTCATCGTAGGGCAGCATATAAAGATCGAATGCCGGATCGATGTCGCGATAGCGCTTCGCCATCTGCGCCAGCATCGAACCCGCACCCGCCTTGGCAATCGCATCCTGCACGCCGGTAACGCGCACCACCTCGCCCGCAGGCGCAGTGCCCGCCGCCAGCTTCTGCCCCACCAGCAACACCCCGGGAATATCCCCGCCCAGCCCGGCCTGCGAGCCGTTGATCTGGATGTACGCGCCGGGGTAACGGTAAACCGCCGAAATACCTGTCTGGATTGTCATAACGCACTGCCTCCTGTCTTGGTTAAACTTTCAAAAATACCGGGGTCTGGCAAATAGTTCGTGACCAGCGCCTCGAAGCTATAGCTGTCCGCCCAGTACAAATCGCCATCCGTGTATTCGATCACCCTGCCGCCGCGCCACTTCATCGGCTTCGCGTCCGGCGTAATCTGCCAACCGCGCAAACGCCTATAAACCTCCGCGCGATACTTCAGCATCAAGTCATCGGTATTGCCCGCTTGATGCACCCGCGCGTTTTGTATCGCGATCACCACATCAAACGAAGGTGTGGCCACATCCTCCAGCTCACCCGCCGCCTGCGCCTTGTCCGCGCCGCGCACCACCCAAGCCGCAGGCAGCGGCAAACCGTCAGGCCGTATCTGCGCAAACTCCGCCGCACCCGCCACCTTAGATCGGAAGAGCACACGTCTGAACTC